GCTTTTCCCCGATTCAAAAAGCGGGGACAGAATGATGCATTCCGCTACCCGCAGGGTGTTAAGCTCGATCAGGAGAACAGCCGTATTTTTCTGCCGAAACTGGGCTGGATGCGCTACCGGAATAGCCGTCAGGTCACGGGTGTTGTGAAAAATGTCACTGTCAGCCAGTCCTGCGGTAAGTGGTACATCAGTATTCAGACAGAAAGAGAGGTATCCACTCCTGTTCACCCTTCTGCATCAATGGTCGGACTGGATGCTGGTGTGGCTAAACTCGCCACGCTGTCAGATGGCACAGTCTTTGAACCTGTAAATAGTTTTCAGAAAAACCAGAAGAAGCTGGCGAGACTTCAGCGACAGTTAAGCCGCAAGGTCAAATTCAGCAACAACTGGCAGAAGCAGAAACGCAAAATACAGCGACTGCATTTTCGTATCGCAAATATCCGCAGAGACTACCTTCATAAAGTCACAACGATCATCAGCAAAAACCACGCAATGATTGTCATTGAGGATTTGAAGGTTAAAAACATGGCAAAGTCAGCAGCGGGTACGGTCAGCCAGCCGGGGCGCAATGTCTGGACAAAATCAGGTTTAAACCGTTCGATACTGGATCAGGGCTGGTATGAAATGCGCCGCCAGCTTGAGTATAAGCAGCTCTGGCATGGCGGTCAGGTACTGGCAGTGCCGCCAGCGTACACAAGCCAGCGTTGCGCGTGCTGTGGTCATACCGCGAAAGAAAATCGCCTGTCACAAAGTAAATTCAGATGCCAGGTATGTGGATATACAGCGAACGCCGATGTAAACGGCGCTCGTAACATTTTAGCGGCGGGGCACGCCGTTCTTGCCTGTGGAGGGATGGTGCAGTCAGGCCGCCCGTTGAAGCAGGAACCAACCGAAATGATTCAGGCGATAGCCTGAACGTAGCAGGAATCCACGCCCGTCAGGGTGCGGAGGATGTCAAAAGGCAGGTGAGGTTATAATGAGAAAACTATTACTACCGTTATTATTTATGGCCGGGACTGTTAATGCAGCATCAAGCGTGAAGGAGATTTGTACCGATTATACGAAATACCTTGGGCACGTTTACGCCTTTGCGATCAATGACTATTAATCCATGCGTAGGAGTGGATTTATGCTGATTCGTTTGTTTTTAGTGCTTTCCTTTTTAACATTTAATGTTTTTGCTGATGAAGTTGACTTTTCGAAGGTAGATTGCAATTCAGTGGAAACAAGAAAAGCTCTTATTGAAGAATATAACGAAATATTATCGTCATATGGAATAACAGTGGTTGATTCTTATAATCAAAAAACTATTCAGAAAGGAATAAATAAACTGGTTTGTTATGGGGTTTACCAATATTCAGATGGCTCTTCGGAGTATGTTATTTATAAAGCATACCCAAATAGTCTTGGTGAATTGATTAGTGAGTTTAAACCGATTAATGAGTGAATGGAAAATGAAATTATTTAATGTAATAACATTTTGTTGTGCTATTTTTGCTGGAAGCGCGATAGCTGATAATAAATTGCCAGATTGGCTTTCTACTTCAAAAAAAGATTATGATTTAGTAAGGGTGTTCTATTTGTCTGGATTTGCCTCGAAAGCAATGAATAATCAATTTGGTTATCATTTTCCATCTGAGTTGGTTAATGATTTTAAAGATAATGAATTTGCCGCTCAGGAAAAATGGAATAAAATTTCAATTGTATATGGTGAAATAAAATCCATAAGAATGGTGAATAATGAACCAATTGTAGAGTTATTTACTCCAGGGGAAAATGCAACGCCACTAAATTATATCAAATTGAAAGTGTTGGATTCAAAACAAAACTCTCTGTTAAAACTAAAAAAAGGGGATGATATATATGCAGTGTGCTCCGGTGCTAATTTTAGTTTAGTGCCAATTCTGAGCAACTGCACTCCAGCAACTGACGTCATTGATGCTGCACTCTCTTTTTCTGGTGAATATATGTTCCCTGCTTTTGATTCTTTTTCACCTACTAAGCAAAACGTCAAATATATATTCACAAATCAAGATCCTGTTCAGATGATGAATTTTATAGGGTACCTATCCTTAGTCGATACAACGAAGGATAAGAATAAAATGGATATGGTTCGTAAGTGTACGCCTTGGAAGCCGGAATGTTCACAACAATTCGTTGATGTAATGGAAGGATTTGATAACATCATGTATAAATATGAGAGGGAATTTAAAAATTACATAGAATTAAAATAGTATTTGAAATGATAGTCAATTTAAGTTTTAACAAAACGCCCATTAAAGGGCGTTTTATTGTTTTACTCAAAACAATCTGATTATGTGATAACCATATCATATTCCTCATTCCACCTACACTGATTACCCCCCAGACAACAACATTCCTACTCAATGAACAAATGACTACTCGTAGAATCGGTTAACACACCAGATTCTACGAGGTTTCAATGACACCACAACAATTACTCGAAGACGTCAAATCCCGCTTCACACCTTTGATTGCGGATGAACCTGCTTTACTGGAATCCCTGCTAAGAAAAGCATTGGGAACCTACCAGGATAGGGCGGGGCACATCAAGCGGATACGCTTCACCGATCAGGCCAGTAAATCACTTGCTTGCCCAGCTGATTTTCTTGCGCTCGTATCGGTTACAGATCACACCGGCGATCTTGTCTACTCCGATGTTTACGATGGGAATATCGAGCTTGAAGATACCCATCGCGCGGTATACCCACTGAATGTGTCATATCTGGCTAATTTGCGTGATATGGATCTGGATAATGGGGAAGTGCCACCTGAAATCATTGGGTTACTTTCTGACTATCTGGAAGTGTTAATCGCGATACCTAACACAGATCGCCTGCGAAGAATATCTATCGCGGGGAAACTCGATGCCAGCAATTTATCCGACGAGAACACGCTGTATCAGCGAAAGCTGGATCTGGAAGAGAAAATGAGCGCAACAAGGGCAATTATCCCGGGAATTGTTCTTTTCTCATCCATGTTGAAGTGAGGGGGCTGATATGGGGCTTAATGTTGCTTCAGTAAAGTCTTATGTATCTTCGGCATTAACGACGACATTATTTGGCTCCGGCGTTGGTGAGCGGGAAGTTGGTAAGCTGACGTCAATCATCATGAACAAAATGCTGTTCGCGCAAGGATGGCAGTTCTCTGTCGAAGTTGATGGTCTGGAGGGGGCAGACTTCTTTGCCAAAGACATTACCTACCACGATTACAGCATCGAATATGAAACGATTAAAATAGGCGGAGGGAATATCCTTCAGCCAACGGAGCGTTCGCCTGGGCAGATAACAATGATGGTCAGGGATACCGTTGATGGCCTCGTTTTGGACTGGTTTAAGACGGCAAAAGGTCGGGTGATCAATCCGGACGGTACCGGGAATATACCGTCTAAATATTTGCTCAATGTGCGTATTTATCGGTTGCTGTCCTCCGGTTTAACCAAACTGGAAAATGAGATGACGGTATTCCCGGTCACTACCGGCGATGTCACCTATGCGCGGGATCAGGTTACGGAATTTAAGTCATTCCCAATGACCTTCGCATTGCACAGCACGTTTAACCAATCCTCAAGTTCTTTAGCTTCCCTTCTGGGCTTTAGTTTTTCTCTTTGAATTAAGGAGCAAGGATGCTTTTACCTCTTTTCCCGCTACCATCGCGGCCAACTGAATTGATCCAGTTCCGTCAGCCAAATATTGCTGATGCGATGCGTTTCAACTCGATAACACCGGAGGAACAAGAACAACAGACAACGGCGTATTTAAAAGCCTTGCTGGCTGAACCCGCGAAATATGATCCCCTGACATGGACGGCGCAGGACCGGATTACCGCGTTATGGTGGATATTTACTGGCTCCCGTGAAACACCGGTCGAGACATTCACCTACACCTGTAAACATTGCGGTAAAGAGCATTATTACGATTGCGATATGAATGCTCTGGCTGAAGATATCCAGGTCCTGGAAGTGGAACCGTTCATTGACGATATTGAGGTGTCTGTAGAGGGCGTGCCTTATCAATGGCGTATCGTGCCGCTTGATGGTTGGGCAATGGAAATGCTGGAGATGCGCCGTGCAGCATTGCCACCTGAAGACGACGCGGAATTCAAAGAAGCGATCGTTGATTTGCGTTTTTGGGAATTCGCTTATCAGTGTGAACTTTATAACGATGTTAGCGGTACTCGTGAAGAGCAGGCTGAGCGTCGTTATGAAACGATCAAACGGATGGCCATTGATACTGAATTTATGAAGCTGGCGGCACACATCCGACTGGCTCATGAAAAGCTCGAACATGGTTTACCGTGCTACATCGATAAAGGCGAAATGCGTCTTCGTCTCCCGCCGCACAAATGCCCAAACCAGGATAAAAAGGAGTCCACAGAGGGTGCGTATACCCGTCTGTGGGTGCCCTTTCGGGCTACCGACTTCATTCCACAGGTGGGGATTGAAAAGCTATCAGACCTTAGTGTCCAACCTGGTTTTGTATGGGGGTATACCGATTCAGGACGCTGAAAGGCTCACTGAATCCTATGCGTTTTTCCTGTTGGAGAAACTGGAAGAAAAACTTAAACCGAAGCGGTAGGCGATAAGATCATGGAAAGAAAAAACGCCAACATTGACGATGTGATAAGGACGGTTGAAACCGCCAGCGCAAAAGAGCTGGAAGAGCTTGCAGGTATTCGGGAAGCTGTTGAAGATTTGAAAGGGGGGCGAGTTGCTACTGTTGATCCTGTCTCTCGCAGCGTGTCGGCATTAAATCGCACAATCGAAAATTCCCGGCCTGACTTTGTGGCCAAAGCGCCATCCGTAGACCCTATTGTTGACGCAATGAAACGGCTTAATTTAGGGGACGTTTCTCGTGTAGTTCAGGAAGATGTTGCTCAACAGGAACAGCGGGCCAAATCAACCACACAAAAGGGTAAAAAACGACGCAGGAAGGCTATACCAGAGGATGTAAAGGCACAACGGACCGAAGCAGCCGAACACGCTCGCGAAATGTTCGGTCAAAAAGGCGGTGCGCAAAAAAGCCAAAACCAACGCGATGCGCGTGGTCGTTTTATTGGAAAGTCAGGGAGTAAGGCCGCAGCGGAAGATGCCCGTGCTGAACGAGCAGAAAAGGCCAGGCGAAAAGAGGATGATGAGCGTCTAAATGCTGAATCAGGTTTATTAAAAAAACTGTCAAAAGTAGCTGAAGGCATAGGTAACCCTTCAGAGACTCGTGCCGTCGATGCGTTAGGTTACGCCGTTGCTGGTCCATTGTGGGCAGCAGGGAAGGAGCTTGGCGGGATATCAAAAGAAGTTGGTGGATCGCTTAATGGTGCCAGAAAGTCTATTGCCGATGTGATTCGTGGCAATGACGATAACAGCCGTAGAAAAGGTTTTTTTAGGCGTAAATCGCAAAATAGTGCCGATGTCGTTCAGGTTAACACCCAAAAACGGACGGTTCAGGAACTTCAGGAGCAGACCAGCGAAATTAAAGAGGGCAATGACAAGATTCTCCGTGCCCTTGATCAGATAGCCAAAAACACCGGTAAAAAGAAGGGCGGCTTGCTGTCCAAACTATTTAGCCTGTTAGGGAAGGGGGCCGGTGGCGTCGCGTCGTTGTTAATGGGGCGTGGCATGCTGAAAAAAGCTGGAGCACTCGCTTTTGGCGCTCTGGGGGCAAAGAAACTTGTAGGAATGCTACGCGGTGGTGGCAAGAAGACTCTCGCTCATGAAGGCGGAGATTTGGCTGCCCGGGCAGCAGGTAAACTTGGATTAAAGGCAGTTGGTAAAGGGGCGTTACGCGCAATTCCCCTAGTCGGCACAGTGGCTGGAGGTATTTATGGTGCGGTAACCGGTTGGAATGATACAGAAGCGCAACGTCGAGCGTTTGGGCTTAAATCAGGACAAGATCCATCATTCCAGCAAAAAGCCGCTTATACGTTAGCTAATGTTCTTGATATGGGGGGACTGGTATCTGGTATTAGCAGCGCCATTGGTGAGGTTCTCAAATCACTTGGATTTGAGGATATCGGCAATATGTTGCAATCATTTTCGACGGAAAGTATTGCCCAGGCCATTGATAGTGGGATTACCAACTTAGAAACATATATTTCTAATCTTGGCGACACCATTTCTACCAAGTTCGATGATTATACAGCAAAGATTGGTGATGCTATTTCTGCATGGTTCAGTGACACCACAAAGAATCTGAACGAAAAATTAGACGCCATCAAAAACTTCTTTACTGTCGATAACCTGAAACAGGTTTTCAGTGATGCAATTGATAGTGCAATTGATTTCATTAAGAATCCTGGGAAATACATTAAAGAGGCTGGCAGTAATCTATGGAGTGCCGCAAAAGAGCTTTCAGGTGAGGTTGCAGATGCCGCTGTTCAGAGCACCCCTGTGGCCTGGGTTGCATCAAAGCTAGTCAACAAAGCGGATGCGAAAGAGGTTACACCTGAATTAAAAACACCAGCTAAAGAAAGTCAGGAGGACAATGCTCCTAAGACTGAATATACCCCTAAAAAGGCTAATATTGTCACTCGTGTTGTAAATGCATCCCTAGATACGGCGAAAGATAGCAATAAAACAGTTAAAGAAACTGCCAATCAGATTATCAATGCAAATGCCGTAGAAACGGGCAATCGCGCGTTGCAGAAAATTGATAATGCTATTGGTCAAAATAGCTCATCATCATCGTCGCTTAATACTACTGGCACCAGGAATGACATTCAGAAAGCTGCGGATACCTACAACAATGGCAACTTAGATGTAAAAGTCGGAAGCCTTGGCGCTGAAGGTAAGGCAAATCTCGATAAGTTGGCTCCGTATTTTGCTGAACTAGAGAATAAATATGGCCTTCCTGAAGGTACTCTTTACGCGATCGCTGCAACTGAATCTGGTGGTGATCCTAACGCAAAATCTACGCTTACAAGATCACCAAATGGAAAGCTAAGTGGTGGCGCTCTCGGAATGTTCCAGTTTACGAGCGTTGCTCGTGAGGAAACTGGATTATCCCGGGAAGATTCTTTTAATCCGGAAAAATCGGCAGAAGCTGCGGCTCTTCTCATGAGCAAGTATCTGAAGCAAGCCAATGGAGACTTAAACGAGGCCATCACTGCATATAACGCTGGGTTTGGCACTATCAATAAGTGGAAAAAAGGCACAGGTGACTTATCGAAAGAAAACCGTGAGTACGCGATCAAGGTCAATACTCATCGTGCTCGCTATTTAGGTGGTGAAATCTATACACCTGGAGCAGGAGCACAGGGTGGGGCGCAATATGGAGTGAGGGGACCACTGCCTGATAACGCTGTTATCGATCAGTCTACTGGCCTGGCGTTTACCCCTGGTGATAGCCCGTTTGAGAAAGGTGGTCTGGTAGACAAAATTGGCAATGCTGTTGGCGTTAACGATCTGGTCAACAAATTCATGAATGGCCGGGGTATGCGTCGGGAAGTCGTTCAGGGAACGCTCGAAGAACGTGCACGAGGGAAGGGGACCGCAACAGCAGCTGGCAATGTGTATGTTGATACTCCGATGCCAGTTGAAGAGGCACGTCCGGTGGCCAACAACTCAAGTTACTTTGACCAGCTCGGCGCACAAATGGGGATTGATGGACTGTATGACAAACTCATTAATGCCCGGGGAATGCGCTCAAATAATTCTCCTCAACCAGCCTCCACGTCCCAGGTGACGACTGCCGCCAACGATTTGCAGCAACCAACCGGTCGTATGCA